CTGGTGCTCTGCATTCGCCCTTTCAGGACCGGTTCGGGCGAGTTTGGATGCGGCCAATGTACCCCGTGTCGTGTGAATGTGCGTAGGCAATGGACCGGGCGCATTTTGTTGGAGGCTAACTGCTTTGCTGACAATGTGTTCGTTACGCTTACGTACAGGGATGACCCCGGAGAGTTGGTGCCGGAGGACATGACTAACTTCCTAAAAAGGTTTCGGTACTACTTGCAGCGGAAGGTTCGGTATTTCGGTGTTGGTGAGTACGGTGATCTTCGTGGGCGGCCTCATTTCCATATGGCGCTTTTCGGGGTGTCCCCTCTTGAGGAGGGAATTATCGCGAAGGCGTGGTCAATTGGTTTCGTTCATGTTGGTGATCTAACTAAAGACTCTGCGCAATACCTGTGCGGGTATGTCACTAAAAAGATGACTAAGGCGGAGGACGAGCGGTTAGACGGTCGGTATCCGGAGTTTGCTCGGATGTCGAAGGACCCGGGTATCGGCGCGTCTGCTCTTCCGGTTCTACGTGAGGCGTTAGCGCCTGATGGTGATGTCACGCTGATGCATCGTAATGGCGACGTGCCGTCGACGATGCGGACGCGTGGTAAGGAGTTGCCGCTTGGTCGTTATTTGCGCGGCAAGTTGCGGGAGTCCCTAGGTTGGGATGCGTTGCAGCCCCAACCGGTCAAAGTTGCTCAAGCTCTGGCGTATCAATCACTAACTACTGACCAGCGTACGAGGCTGGAGAAGCGGCGAGTGAATCAGTACAAGAGCGCGCGAGCGCGTTTGAAAATTCACAGAGGAAAAGGAAACTTATGAAGCGGACAAAACATTCGCTTTCGCACTATCTACTGTCAACGTTCGACATGGGACAGTTGGTTCCGGTTGGCCACTTTGAGGTCTTGCCGGGTGATTCCATTCGGATGTCGACGTCGTCTTTGTTGCGCGTGTCGCCGTTGCTGACGCCTGTCATGCATCCGGTTCAGGTGCGCATTCATCACTGGTTTGTGCCGTTCCGTGTGCTCTGGCCGGAGTGGGAGGATTTCATTACGGGTGCTGATCCGGAGGCGGAGCTTCCGTTGATGGGGCCGACTACGAACGCGCTTTCGCTGGCGGACTACTTCGGGTTGCCCCCGGGCGGAATGGCGTCGCAGGAAGTCGTCGCGTGGCCGTGGATGGCGTACAACCTGATCTGGAACGAGTTCTATCGTGATCAGGATTTGCAGACGCCGGTTGACAACGATCCCACGACGGCGATTAACAACGGTGTTCTGAACGTCGCATGGGAGAAGGACTACTTCACTGCGGCGCGTCCGTGGACGCAGAAGGGACCGGAGGTTACGTTGCCGCTTGGCGGTACCGCGCCGGTGCAACCGTCGTCGGGTTTGCCGCCGACGTTCTTGTTAGGGACTTCGACGCCGCAGGCGCTTGCGTACGCGAACGCGCAGCAAGGTGTGGATTGGGAAGGACCCACGCCGGGTTCGAGTGGTTCGGCGACGTGGGCTGACCCTCGGCTTGAGGCGGATTTGTCGGCTGCTACGGCTGTGGGAGTGAACGATGTCAGGCTCGCCTTCGCGTTGCAGCGCTATCAGGAGGCGCGTGCGCAATACGGTTCGCGTTATACCGAGTACCTGCGTTATCTCGGCGTGCGTAGTTCGGATGCGCGTCTGCAACGTCCGGAATATCTCGGAGGCGGCAAGTCAACAATCGCTTTCTCGGAGGTACTGCGTACGGGCAATAGCGATGACGAGGTGACTGAAGGTGTCGTGGGTGAGATGAAAGGACACGGCATCTCCGCGGTGCGTACGCGGCGCTGGGTGCGGTTCTTTGAGGAGCACGGCATCGTGATGGCGCTGGCGTCGATTCGTCCGAGGTCGATGTACGAAAGTGGGACGGCTCGGTCGTGGCATCGGAAGACGAAGGAGGACTACTGGCAGCGCGAGCTGGAGCAGATTGGCCAGCAAGAGGTCTACCGCAAAGAGGTGTATGCGCAGGGTGGCTCGTTGGACACGGTCTTTGGGTATCAGGATCGTTACGCGGAGTATCGACATCATCAGTCGTACGTCACGGGTGAGTTTCGTGACGTGCTGAACGACTGGCATTTGGCGCGCATCTTCGGTTCCGCGCCGGCGCTCAACTCCGATTTCGTGACGTGCGTGCCTTCGAAGCGCATTCACGCGGCGCAGGAGAACAATACGATCTGGTCGATGTTCTCTCATTCGATTCAGGCGCGGCGTATGGTCGGTAAGCGGACCATCGGACGCATCTTCTAACTACAGGAGGTCAAGATGAAGTTTGATGAGAAGGGTCGCGAGCTCCCGGACCCGACACCAATTGAGATTCCGACCGGGTTTCGCCGGCCGGAGACTCTTCAGGAGCAGATTCGGAGGTTGATTCGCTCTGAGCAGTTCGCTGCGCAGATGGGGCGTCCCGATGCGGAGTCGTTCGAAGAGGCGAACGATTTCGATGTCGATGACGACGGCGAATTGCCGGTTACGCAACACGAGTTCACGGCGATGGCATTGGAGAAACCCAACGATGAGTACGACGATGCAGATGACAATCCCCGGCGTCGAGAAGTTGCCGCAGGACCCGCCGGGGATCGAGCACCTTCGCGAGATGATTCAGACCATGGATCTGACGCTGATCCCGATGACGAGGCGGGATCTGTACGCCGGGATCCGGGACAGCGGGGACCGGCTGGTTCACGATCTGTGGGAGATGTCAAGGAATCTCGCCAGCCGGCTCAAGGTGATTCAGGACGCCGCAGCAAAGGAGCTTCAGGAACGTGAAGGCATGTAAAACCTCCTGAGAAGCCCGCGACGCGGTGTTCTCTGATCCCGCTACGGAGGTAGCGGGTATGCGCCAAGGACGGCGCTAGCGGCCCCTCTGCCCCCGCATTGGGGCCGCTTCTTTTCCCTCTTGGCCGGAGGCCGGACAAACTCTTCGTGTCGTGACAGTAGGCTCAACTTGATGCCTACTGTGCTCACTGACAGGAATTCAACGGAGTGCATATGGCCCGCAGGGCCCCTCGCAGACGGATTTCCTCTCCAGTTCAAAGCACATTTACCCCTACCTCTCAGGACCGGGCGACCCCGGCACGGTGGTCTAGCCGGCTTGCCTGGCTGCCACGGTCCAACCTGACGGCAGTCACCAAAGCTCTCGCGGACCAGGTATTCCAATACGTGCGCGAGAGTTATCGACCTGGTCCCCGTGCCATGGTCGTTTATCGTCCCTCGCAGAAGCGCCTTTCAAGGCGATCGAGGGTCGATTTATTGCGGCCCGTAGTTAGGCCTAACAAGTCACGCAATTTCTGCCAGCTTCGGCGCGAGCGTAAAGAAGTGATGTTCGCGCGTGGCGTAGCTGGCGGAAGATGGGGCCGACGTGGCCCCGATATGTACCGTGCGTCTCGCACGGCCTATTCCAATCTCACTTGTCGGAGGTAGTTAGATGAACCCATGGGCAATGGTCGGCATAGCCGCAGCCCAGACGGCAACGGACATTCTTGGCGCTCGGATGACGAATCGGAGCAATGAGCGCCAGATGCGTGCAAACATCGAGTATCAACGGGAGTTCGCACAACATGGCATTCGGTGGCGCGTGGAAGACGCGAAAGCGGCGGGATTGCACCCTCTGTATGCGCTTGGCGCGCAGACTCCGTCGTTTTCGCCGGTCATGTATCAGGACGCGGTGGGTGACGCGGTAGCTAGAGGCGGTCAAAACATCGGCAACGCGGTGATGCGTGCGATGGATTCGAAGCAACGGGAGGCGCAGGAGCTGTCTCTGGAGTTGCTGAGGTCTCAGATTCGCGAGACAGATGCTCGTGGACTCGCTCTTCTTTCGGAGGCGGCTCGTGGAAGGCAAGGTGCGAATGAGGCGGCGCCGATGCCGCCGCTTAACGTCACCCGCGAGGGTTCGCTCGAGTGGGCGCTCTCGCGGTTCCCGCAGGACCGCAAAGGAATCGGGATTGGTCCGGCTCCTTCGGTTGAGCCCGGTGATTCTAACTTTCGTCGAGACACTCATCAGGATGTCACGCCTTTTTGGCGTGAGTTCCATTTCGGCAACGGTCGTATCGTGCTGCCGACAAGTTCCGACGATCCTGCTCAAGCTCTGGAATCGGTGAACGAGAGTTACGCGCTGATGTGGGCGGTCTATCAGGAGAACAAGGCGCGGTACGGGCAGGCTTGGGCCGATCAGGTGGCTAACAAGTATTTCGTTCCTGACGTGTGGCAGGAGACGAAGCGATATTTCCGGGACAAATACCGGGAGTGGCGGAAGTCGGATCGTTCTGGCTTCGAGTAGATAGGTGATCTCATGTGGACAAAGGAGGATTTATGGCATTTCGTCGGCGTCGTCGTTCATTTCGTGGCCGCGGTCGCGGCCGGTATCGGGCTCGTCGTCGCGGCGGTTTTGGCCGTCGTGCTCGCAGAGGCCGTTCTTCGGGGCGCAGGCTCTTGAAGATTGGCTACCGGATGTAG